CGAATTTCGGACGGTTCAGAACGCTGGCGATTTCGGCATCGACCGCGGCAGAGAGGGCGAACACATCAACCTCTTCCGCGCGCAGCAGCGCGCGTTCCGGGATGCTGTCCGCCTTGAGCGCCGCGCTTACGACAGTTGATGCGTCGAAAACGATCAACTTTTGTGGCTGCGGCCGCGCCGCTCGGCGTTATAGGCCGCGAGCTCGGCGTCGATATCGGCATCGGTCAGGCCAGTCGCCCTCGCCTCGGCCTTCATCTCGGCGATGGCTTGCGTAAGAGGAGTCGGGCCGGCGGCCGGACGTAGCACGCGGCTGATCAGGCGGCCGACGGCCTCCCGATTGCGCGCATCTCCGAGCGCTGCCGCCGCTTCCGGGTCCACCGGTATGGTCACGTCAACCGTCTTGTCCATCTCCACTCCGCCGGGCAGATATATATAGTCATCGCGGCGCTGCTTGCCGTCACCCCTCCTGGTCGACGCCGACGACGAGGTGGCATTCGCTGACCTCGCTGCGCGGGATGCGCAATTCCTGCTCCGGGTTGAGCTGGCGCAATACGAGCGCGTCATTGTCCCAGCGCAGGAACTGCTTGATCAGCACCGCCTTGTCGCTCTTGTAGACGACGACGTCGCGGCCGCGGGTCGGCGGCTTGAACGGGTTGACGTGCAAGAGCCAGCCCTGCTGATAGCGCGGCTCCATCGAGTCGCCGACCATATAGATCGCATAGGCGCCGCGTACCCCGACCAGATTGTTGGGCCGCGCGGTGTAGCCGATCGGCCCGTCCTCCAGAAACATCTCCTGCTCGCCGCCGCCGCGCGCGGCGCTCCGGATCGGGATCGGCTCGGCCCTGGGTGGGGCGGCCGGCACGATGCCGGCGCGGGGCGGGCGGCCGCGACGCGGCGGCTCGGTGCGCGGCGCCGGCGGGGCGCCGTCCCCGGCATGGCGCAGCACTTCCTCCTGCGAGACCCCGAGAAAGGCGGCGACCTGCACCGCCTCCAAGAGCTTCATCTGCCGCTCGCCCTTCAGCATGCGCGAGATCGCCGATGGCGCGAGGCGCAGATGACGGGCGAGATCGGCTTGGCTGGCACCGGCCCGGTCGAGGGCCTGTTGAAACCAGGTCGCATCCATGTTCGCAGATCCGTAATTGCCGTGTTGACATTACAACTATGGATAATATATCACTCGTGCGGCTTTTGCAAGTGGGGGTGGCGCATGACCGAAAACGGTCACACTGCCGGCTACGGTGACAATTTCGGCTGCGCCTATATTCTCGATACCTGGCCGGCCGGCCCGGGCGGGCCGGTATATTGCGCCGCGCAGCGCCGGCCCGGCTCGGATTATTGCCCAACCCATCATGCGCTCTGCCATCTCCGCCCCCGCGGCGGCCGCGAGCGCACCCGCCTGCGGCAGATCGAGGCGCTGGCCGGCGCGGTCGGCGGCCGGCAGGCCAAGCCGGCGGGGCCGCCGTCGGAGGCCTGGCTCTCTCGCATCGAGCGGGCGAGCCGGGCGGTTCTGCGCCCAATTCGTTCACGTATTGTTCACAAGGAGGACAGAATGGCTGAGGGAAAGATGACCGCGCAATCCTCGCGAAAGCCGGCGCCGCAACGCGACAACGCCACCGCGCCGACCTTGGAGCGGCAGCAGCACGGGCCGGTCGAGCGGTTGGAGCGGCCGATCGCCGACCTCTCCGGCCAGCCGGGGCGGCCCTATCGCGCCGTCGACACGCTGGCGGTCATGGAGCGGCGCGGCTCGATCACTTCGGGCATGCGCCAGGCTGGCGAGGATTTCCGCGCCCGCTTCGCGGTGGCGCAGCTCGACCCGCTGCGCGCGATCGACCTGTCGCATCTGCGGCTCGGCGAGCGCGGCGTGCGGCCGGACATCGCCGGCCCCGGGCTGCGCATCGAGGCGGCGCGCGCGGCGGTGTGGCGGGCGATCCAGGCGGTCGGCGGCCTCGGCTCGCCGGCGGGCTCCTGCTTGTGGCATGTGCTCGGCTGGGAGCGCAGCGTCAAGGAATGGGCGTTGGAGCAAGGCTGGAGCGGGCGCCGGGTCAGCCAGGAATCGGCGGCCGGCATCCTGATCGCCGCACTCGGCGCGCTCGAATCGCATTTCGGCGGTGGACGATTGTTGCGGGAGGCGCATTTTTCTCTTGACAAATCCGGATTGATGTGATACAAGATAGGCACACTGGAAAAATTGGGCATGGCGATGACGGAGCGGGATGAACGTGGCCGCGGCGGGACGGCGCGTGTCGCCCCGCCTTCGATCGAGGAGGTTGCGGAGCGTGCGGCGCGGCTCGGCATCACCCCCGAGCGGGTGTTGGAAGAATATGCCCGCATCGCGTTTGCCAGCTTGCGCGACATCGCCGACTGGGGCCCGGGCAAGGACGGTTTGCAGGTCAAGCCCTCATGCGATCTGACGCGCGACCAGGTGGCGGCGATCGCCGAGATCGTCGCCAGCGCCAGCAGCGGCAAGATTTATCGGATCAAGATGCACGACAAGAAGCCGGTGCTCGACGCGATGGCGCGGCATCTCGGCCTATTGGAGAAGCTGAAGGACGGGCAATCCGACGATGACGGCGAGGAGGCGCGCGAGTTTCTTATCGAGGAGCTCGATCGTCTGGCTGCCGAAGTCGCTGGCGAGGAAGGCGATCCGGAAGCTTCAGAATAGGCGAGCGCTCAATCAGGCTCTGGAACGGAAGTACGCCTGGGCTCCTCCGGGTCCAGCCAGGCCTTCGCAAATAGCGCCGCCCGGCGATTGGCGGGTGTGGCTGCTGCTCGCCGGGCGCGGCTTCGGCAAGACCCGCGCCGGCGCCGAGTTTGTCCGGGCGACGGTTACTGCCGGCCTCGCCCGTCATGTCGCGCTGGTGGCGCCGACCGCACTCGACGCCCGCGCCGTCATGGTCGAGGGGGAAAGCGGCCTGTTGTCGATCGGCCCGCCCGGCGAGCGGCCCGATTACGAACCGTCGCTGCATCGCCTGACCTGGCCGAACGGCGCCGTCGCGACGGTGTTTTCGGCCGACGAGCCGAACCGGCTGCGCGGACCGCAGCACGATCTCGCCTGGTGCGACGAGCTGGCTGCCTGGCGCTACCCGGCCGCCTGGGACATGCTGATGTTCGGTCTGCGTCTTGGGCAGGACCCGCGCGCGATCGTCACCACGACGCCGCGGCCGATCAAGCTTATCCGCGAGCTGCTGGCCGACCCGAAAGTGGTCGTGACCCGTGGCCGCACCGAAGACAACAGGAAGCATCTGGCGCCCGCTTTCCTGGAGCAGATCGTGCGGCGCTATCAGGGCACGCGGCTTGGCCGGCAGGAGCTCGACGGCGAGATCCTCGACGACATGCCGGGCGCGCTGTGGACGCACGGCATCATCGACGCCGCGCGCCTGACCGCCGCGCCGGCGCTGACGCGGATCGTCGTCGCGATCGATCCGGCGGTCAGCTCGCACGAGAATGCCGACGAAACCGGCATCATCATTGCCGGCCGCGACGTCGACGGGCACGGCTATGTGCTGGCCGACGCCTCCGGGCATTACGCACCGGCGGAATGGGCCAAGGTAGCGATCGCCGCCTATGCGGCGCATCGGGCCGACCGCATCGTCGCCGAAGTGAACAATGGCGGCGACATGGTCGAGGCGACGCTGCGCGTTGTCGATCCGAATGTGCCGTTCGCCGCGGTGCACGCCTCGCGCGGCAAGGTCGCCCGGGCGGAGCCGGTGGCCGCGCTGTACGAGCAGGGCAGGGTGCACCATTTGGGCGCCCAGCCATTGCTCGAAGACCAGATGTGCGCGTTTTCGAGCGACTTCGATCGCGATGCTGTCGGCTATTCGCCCGACCGGGTCGACGCGCTGGTCTGGGCACTGACCGATCTGCTGCTGGCGCCGATGCCTGCGGCTGGAATCGCTGAATTCTATCATCAGCGCGCCCTACGAGGCTGACATTGGAGGCTTCATGACGCTCTTGGTCAAAGACGCCAACACCACGATCCAGCCGCTGTCGACCGAGCTCGATTGCAACGGCAACCTCGTGCCGGTGCACGCGCCGGCCTCGACTAACGCGCAGGGCGTCGCCAGTCCGGTCGGACCGCAAAACCCGCTGCCGGTGGTGAATACCGCCGGCGTCGCCGCCAGTGACGGCAGCGGCGCGGTCGCGACCGGCGGCAGCGCCCAGACCTTGTTTGGCGGCGTGGCGCCGGTGAACGGCTATCTGGTGCAGAACAATTCCGCGGCGGCTTTGTGGGTGTCCGACATCGGCGCCGCTTCCAACGGCGGGGCGAGCATCCAGATCGCCGCCAATGGCGGCCTGTTTTTCACGCCCTCGGGTTACAAGCCGGCCGGCCCGGTCAGCCTTTACGGCGGCACGACCGGCCAGGCCTTCGCCGCCCGCCGCTGGTGATTCAGCAGCCGGAAATCGGAATCAATTCTCAAAAATCATCCCCGTGGCCGGGCTTGTCCTGGCCATCCACGTCTTGAAGTGGGGGCAAGCTCGAAAAGACGTGGGTACCCGGCACAAGGCCGGGCACGGGCTATTTGCGGCCGTTGACGCAGGAACTAGGCGCCAGGGATCGGGAGCAAACAGGAATGCGGCTCACTCGTCTGTTCACATTGACCGTCAGCCTGATCGGCATCCTGATCCCGGGCGTCTGGCTGCCGACGCCCGCCAAGGCGCAGTCGCCCGGCAGTTTCTCGACATTGTCGACCACCGCCACCGCGACCCTCAACGGCGACGTGCTGATGTGTTCGGGCCGGCCGTGGCTCGACGTGCGCTGTAACGGCGCCGTCGGCGACGACAGCCACGACGATACCAGCGCGATCCAAACCACGATAAACGCCGCAATCGCCAACGACTGGCCGGTGCACATTCCCGCGGGCAAATACAAGGTCACCGCGGAGCTGACGATCGACTACGCCGGCCAGTCCGGCAGCGGCTTTCGGCTGATTTCCGAGGGCGCCACGATCGACGGGCGCACGATTGCCTCCGGGCCGGTATTGCAGGTGCAATGCTCGGGCGGCACGACGGCGAGCCCGGCCAATTGCTTCTACTTCAAGGAAGAAGGCACGCTCTTCGTCGACGCCGATACCCCCGCCTACGCGGTCGTCATCGGCAAGAGCGATTTTTCCGACGCGCACAATTCGATCAAGACCGACCATCTCGTCGTCAACAACGCTTCCACCGCCACCGCGGCCGGCGGGTTGCAGCTCAATTACGTCCTCGACGCCGACATCTTTGCCGTCGCCGACAGCGCCGGCGGCGCGGCCGGCCTCGCGCTCGAGCAGACGCAATTCTCGCGCATCTCCGGCGCCGGCTCGGCGAACGGCACCGGCGGCATCGCGCTGCTGCTCGAAAACGGCTTCAACTTCGCCAATACGGTCTTCGCCTTCGACATGGAAGCTTCGCCCACCTGTCTCGGCATCAGCTTCAACCATGACGGCCAGAACAGCTTTGTCTCGCCCTATTTCAATTGCACCACCGCGATCAGCGCGACCGCAAGCACGCGTAATGTCCTGATCAACCCGACCTACGCCGGCAATGTCGTCAACCGCGGACCGCAATCGGTCGGCATCCAGATCGTCGGCACCGGCAGCTGGGCGCAGTGGCAGTTCCCGGCCACGGCGAGCTACACGGCGGCCGGCGTCGACGACAAGACCGAACTTGTCGCCTTCGCCACCGCCACCCTGACCGCGCCCTACAAATACAACCTGACCTATCTGCGCCGCGGGGTTTACGGCACCCCGATCGGCGCGCATTCCAATGGCGCCAGTTTCGCCCGCTTCGGGCCGAACGACCCGTCCCTGTTCAAATACGTCTATCCCGCGAACTTTGTCGGCCAGACCATCCACGTCAAATTGCCGGCCTTCAACATCTTCGGCCAGGCGATGCAGTCCTTGGCCGGGCTGACCCCGACCGGCTACACCTTAACGGGCGACGGCGCGGTGCAGGGGCCGGCCTATGTCTCCGGCTCCTGGGCCGGGAGCCCCGCCGCCGGCGAGGTGGTCGAGCGCTACATCTTCGCGACCCCGGTCACCTTTCCGGCCGGGCTCGGCGGCAGCTATGGCACCGCCGGCACCGCGGCGACCGCCAGCGCCACCTTCACGATCGCCAAGAACGGCACGGCAATCGGCACGATGGCATTCGCCGCGGGCGCCGCTTCCGCGAGCTTCACGATGAGCGCGGCGACCGGTTTCGCCGCCGGCGACGTCCTCACCATCGCCGGGCCCACGCCGGCCGACGCGACCCTCGCCAACCTCGCCTGGACCTTGGCGGGCACATTATGACGGGCATGCCATGACCAACGATGCCGACCATCCCTTGCCGCCGCTCCACGGCGGCGATTCCGCCTGGCTCTCGATGCTGCACCCGCATTTCACCCCCGACATCAACCTTGGTCATCTGGTGCAGGCGATCGTCGTCATCGCCACGGTCGGCGGCGGCATTCTCGGCGGCTATCTGAGCTTGCGCGCCGATCTCGACCAGCAGCGCGCCGAGTTCCGTGTGGCGCTGGCCGGGCACGAGGCGCGCCTCACCGTCGCCGAGCGTCTCCTCGACGAGCGCCGCACCGAGGACCGCGAATTTCAGGCCGAGATGCGCACGCAGCTGCAGCGGGTCATGCAGGCGATCGCCGATCTGAAGACCGACCTCGTCCACAAGCAGGACCGCAAATAGCCCTGTTGAAGCTGGCCCGCATCTAACTCCCTCTCCGCCCTCGGGGGCGGAGAGGGCAATTCCCCCATCCCAGGCCGCCTTCGGGCGGCTTTTTTGCTGCCTCGAAAGGAGCCGCAGATGCAGATCCTCGCCTATCTTCTCGCCGGCCTTTCGATATCAACCGCTGTCATCCGCATAAAGCTCACGATCACAATAGATTACGGCGGTCGGTCTTTCACAATCGTTCGATTGCGTTCGGCCGAAATCGGCGCTAGAGTATGGTACATCGTATGGACAAAGCGGTGCAGGTCCCATCATGGCAAGGGCAATTAATCGGCTCAAAGCCGTCACCGCCGCGAAGGCGACGAAGCCGGGTTTTCTCGCCGATGGCGGGGGCCTCTATCTGAGGATTGGCCCGACCGGCTCAAAGAGCTGGATCTTCAGATATCGGCGCGATGGCAAGTTACACGACATGGGCCTCGGCCCGCTGCATACCATCTCGCTCGCCGAAGCGCGGGAGAAGGCGCAGGAGTGTCGAAAGCTGCGTCTTGACGAGATTGATCCGATTGAGGCCCGCAGGGCTGGACGCACACAGGCCAAGCTTGCAGTAGCCGCCACCGTCACGTTTCGAGAATGTGCTGACCGCTACATTGCCGCGCACCGGGCAGGCTGGAAGAGCGCGAAGCACCCGAAGGCGTGGACCGGGTCATTGACCGCGTATGCTCACCCGGTTCTCGGCGACCTTCCGATCCAGGCGATCGACACCGGATTAGTGATGAAGGCGATCGAGCCAATCTGGACCGAGAAGCCCGAAACCGCCAGCCGTGAAAATCCGGCGCGCTGGCGTGGGCATCTCGAAAAGCTACTCCCGTCACGCGGCAAGGTGCGCCGGGTGAAGCATTTCGCAGCCATGCCTTACCCCAAGGTCGGGGAGTTCCTGGTCGAGCTGCAGGACGAGCCGGGCATCGGTGCGATGGCGCTGCAATTGGTGGTCCTGACCGCCGCGCGCGCCAGCGAAGTGGCGGGTGCTCGGTGGGATGAAATCAACATAGCCGACCGGGTGTGGATTATCCCGGCAGAGCGCATGAAGGGTGACCGCGAACATCGGGTGCCGTTGTCGGCTCCAGCGATCGAGGTCATCAAGACGATGGCAGAAATCCGGCAGAGCGATTTTGTCTTTCCCGGCGGGAAGACGGGTCGCCCGATCACCACCGAAGCGATGTGGGAATTGTTGCGTCGGATGGGCCGCGCCACCGTGACAATCCATGGTTTCCGGTCGAGCTTCCGGGATTGGGCGGCCGAGCAGACGAACTTCGCCCGCGAGGTCGCGGAAGCGGCGCTGGCGCATAAGATCCCAAACGCCGTCGAGGCAGCCTACCGCCGCGGCGATCTATTCCAGAAACGACGGCAGTTAGCCGACGCATGGGCAAAATACTGCACCAACCCGCCTACTCCCGCCGAGGTGTTGCCATTACGCGCTAGTCGATAGCACTCCCATCGCGACGGCTAGGGTAGCTCCCGAACGTCCGGACACCCGCACCAGACTGCCGCCGCGACCATTCTTGCGGACGCCCACGGGGGCGCGATGCCTGACCTTGAAACTACAACAGTAATAGAGGCCATCCACGATTTGCGCGTGATCTGCGACGTGGACTTGCAATCGGCCATTAGTCAAATGAGTGACTTGCTGGCGACCGGGCAATTACCGCCGGTTCGGGCCACGATTGACGGGATTGCGACGGAAATTGAACCGTCATGGTGGGCGGCTGGCGCAATCAAATACCCGCACAACGCGGTTGTGTTTAGGTTGGTCATCGACGGTGAATCGAAGCTGGTCCGCGCAACAAATCTGCGAGTGGACCGAGCGGCTTGGGGGAACCGCCGGAAATAGCTAGTACCAGAACCCTCTATGGAGGAGTGGGCAAGAGACCGCATCAAAGTGCCCGACAACATGGCGTGCCCGGAACAGATCACGCCGGAACGCACGGAGGCCGAGCTTAATGTAACGGATCGCTTGGCCGAATGGATCTTTGAGCAGCATCCAGACCAGGGGCCGCCAAAACAGAAAAAAGGGCTTCTGGATCTCACGCTCGCGCTCGCAAGTTCGCTGGGCAAATTCAAAATGGAGGATTTCACGACCGCGTACCAACGGGTCTACCAAACAGATCGCGGTAGACCACCGCTTACGGGTTGGCCGCTGAGGGAACCATACAAAAAGCGGTTCAGCGAACGGCCACAAAATCAATGACGAGCTAAATCCAGAAAAGATTTCTAATCACGCAATTTTAAACATTTAGGGCGCGTCAGGTAGTTGCTTCATATAGGGCGCCGGTTGCTGTCGAACGGCAGCGAAATATACCGGAGAGCCTTCTGTGGACCGAACAAACGACACGCCCGAGCCGATCTGGGTCAGACCTAAAAGGGCCGCTAAAATCGGCGGGTTCGGCTTAACCCGTTGCTACGAGCTGATCAACGACGGGAAGCTGAAGACCGCCAAGGTTGGCGGCATGCGCCTCGTCAGCGTCGAATCAATCAAAGCCCTCGGCGACGCGGCGTGACCGCAGCGCCGCAACTGCCGGGGTTGCGACCCGGCAGTGCGGCAGATGTCAATAGCGGCCTGGAACACCGCTTATCTGGCACGTCTGCCGCGCAATCGCAAGCGTTTCTGCGCCTTCGCCGTCAGCCCGATGCCGATATCCATTTCGAGCGCCTCGCCGTCACGCCGGGACAGATTGAGGCTTGGGATCTTCCGACGCGCCCGACCAAAGCTCGCGACACCCGCGCCAGAGGCTTCGGCGAAATCTCCGTCGAACTCGACGCCATCGAGCCCGACACGCTCCGGACGTTAGTGCGGCTCGCGATCGAGGATCACCTTCCGAAGCATCAATTCAATGCGTTAAAGGCCGCAGAGGAGAGCGCGCGCGCGCTCCTCCGCGGCTTTGTTGCCGGATTGGAGAACCGGCAATGAGCGCTGCTCCCGAGTTTCGCCCTTATCAGCGCGACGTAATCGAGCGCGTCAACGCCGAGATTGTCGCCGGCCGCCGACATATCCTTCTAGTCGCGCCGACCGGTTCCGGGAAGACCGTCATTGCCGCCGCATTCATTGCCGATGCGGTGCGGCGTTCGCGGCGGGTTCTATTCCTGGCGCATCGCCGCGAGTTGATCAATCAAGCCTCGCGGAAGCTTCATGCGGCTGGTGTCGATGCCGGAATCATCCTGCCCGGCCACCCGATGCGGCTGACCGAGCCGGTGCAGGTGGCGAGCATCGCCTCGTTACGTGCGCGGGCAATCAGTTCCTCGTCTATCGACATGCCGATCGCCGACATCGTGGTTGTAGATGAGGCTCACCACGCCCGCGCCCGGACCTATCGGCGTATCCTGCAGGAATACCCGCGCGCGGTGGTGGTTGGTTTGACCGCGACCCCGTGCCGGGGCGATGGCCGAGGTCTCGGCAACGTCTTCGATGTCCTAGTCGAATGCCCGGATGTCGGCGAATTGACCGCGGCCGGCTGGCTGGTACGGCCAAGGATTTACGCGCCGACCCGGCCGGATCTGGATGGCATTCGCATCCGCCAGGGCGACTATGACGAGGGCCAGCTCGCGGAACGAATGGACCGGCCGCAACTGGTCGGCGATATCGTCGTCCATTGGCACCGGCACGCCGAGCGACGGTCAACGATCGTCTATGCCACGAGCGTCGCCCATTCGGTTCACCTCAGAGACGAATTCCGGCGCAGCGGCGTCTTGGCAGAGCACATAGACGGTAGCACGCCGACCGAAGAGCGGGATTCCATTCTCGTCCGGCTCGCTCGCGGCGAGGTGGAGATCGTCTGCAACTGTCTGGTCCTGACGGAAGGCTTCGACGCGCCCGATGTCGGCTGCCTCGTGCTGGCTCGGCCGACAAAAAGCCTCGGGCTCTATCGGCAGATGATTGGGCGCGGCTTGCGCTCCGCACCGGGTAAGACGGATTGCATCATCCTCGACCATGCCGGGGCGGTATTTCAGCACGGCTTCCCGGATGACCCGATCCGGTGGACCCTGCACGAGGATCGGCGTGCTGAGAACCCGGCACACGCCGCTCGCCTCGCCTACAAGACACCAGGACTGACCGACTGCCCGGAGTGTCACGCCATACGGTTCGAGGGCCAGGCGTGTCGCGCCTGCGGCTGGCGCCCGCGGCCGAAACCAGCCGCCGTTGGTGTCATCGATGGCGATCTCGGCAGGGTGGAGCGCGACCGCAGTATCGTTGCCGCGGCGATCGATCAGCGGCGCTTCTTTGGTCAGCTCCTCTACATCGCCAGCGAGCGCGGCTACCAGCAGGGATGGGCCGCTCACAAGTTCCGCGAAAAATTCGGGGCATGGCCCTCGTGGCGCTTCGCCGAACCATCGCCGCCTGACGATGCGGTTCGCGCCTGGGTACGTTCCCGACAGATCGCCTACGCCAAAGCGCAAGCCAAACAGCGGGCCTCCGCATGAGCGGCGAAACCATCGAGCGCGCCCGTCACCGCTGGCGTGAGATCCTCCCGCAACTCGGCATCGACACGCGGTTCCTGACGAAAAAGCACGGACCCTGCCCGCTCTGCGGCGGCAAGGATCGGTTCCGGTTCGACGATAAGGACGGAGAGGGAACCTACTACTGCGGGCAATGCGGGGCCGGCGCCGGTATCATCTTGATTCGCAAAAAGCACGGTTGGAATTTCAAGACCGCGTGCGACGCCATCGACAAGATACTCGGCGAGGTTCGCCCAATAGAGCGACCTGAGGCAGTCGAGAAGGACGATGCAGGGCGCCGATTACGGGCGATTGAGCGTGCCTTGGCTGAGGCTCGCGATCCCGGCGTCGCCGCCGCCTATCTCCAGCACCGCGGTCTTACCGTCACCTCATCGGTGCTGCGCGGCGATGCCCGCTGCCCGTATTTCGATGACGATCGGCATCTAGTCGGCCGTTACCCAGCGGTCGTGGCGCCGATCATCGGGCCGGAGGGGAGCCTGCAATCGGCGCATCGCATCTATGACGCCGAGGTCGAGCCGCGCAAAAAGAGCTTGCCCGCGGTTTCGACAATCAACGGCGGCGCAGTCCGCCTGCAAGAGCCGGACGAAGACCTCGGCGTTGCCGAGGGCGTCGAGAACGCGCTCGCCGCGCACGAGCTGTTCCGGGTGCCGGTATGGGCCGCGCTGACCGCCAACGGCATCAAGACATTTGAGCCGCCGCGCGGGCTGCTGCGGCTGCATGTCTTCGCCGACAACGATGCGAATTATGTCGGCCAGTCCGCCGCCTATCAGCTCGCACACCGGGCCAATCGCGACGGGATCACCGTCGAAGTTCACGTTCCGCCGATCGCCGATACCGACTGGCTCGACGTACTCAACCAGCGGGGGCGGCCATGAGCGGCAAAGAGCAGTTTATCAAACTGCCGCGCGATGTGCTGGAAAGCGCAGTGTTCGGATCGCTCGGCATCAACGGATTCCGAGTCGTGCGATTCCTGATGATCGAGCACATGCGGCGCGGTGGTCGGCAAAACGGCAACCTGAAGGCGCCGTGCCGTCAGCTTGTGGCTTTCGGTATTGCCCCACGACATGTCACAGCCGCAATCGGCGAAGCCGAGGAAAGTGGGTTGGTCGTCTGTCATCGCCACGGTCTGCGGATCGCCACCACTTACGAGTTGACCTGGCTCCCGCTCCATGACGGGAGCACCCCGAGCAACGCATGGCGCGAGTTCCGGAAACCGGGAAATCTGCCTACCGAAAGTGAGGCAGGGCTGCCTACCGAAGGGAAGGCAGATGGCTCAAAACTGCCTACCGAAGGGAAGGCAGAGCCTAGCGGAAATCTGCCTACCGAAGGGAAGGCGCTCTATAGAAGTTCTTACCAGGGCAGCGACAGTCTCAAGGAAGAGGGGGGTTATGGCACTGAGGTTAGTGCTGAGGCTGTTCGGAGTGAGGCTGAGCAGCCGAACCGTGCAGAGAAGGTAAACGGCGCGGGTGTTGCCTCGGGTGGTGACACCCCGATCTGTCGATGGCCCCTCGGCACCGGCTGCGCCAAACCCGCGCTCCCCGGACAGACGATGTGCGCGCGGCATGGCTGACGCAGACGCGCAGGCGCGCGCGACCCCCTCGGCGGCCGGCCAATCCTTGGCCTTGAAAACATGACAACAACCATCGCCTATCAAGCGCGACGGCACAGCCATGCTGGTCCAGGAGGAAAACGCCATGTGGGTACTCATCGTCATATCCCTCATCACGCAGACGGTCATCACTGTCCCCGGTTTTTCGACCGAGCAGACGTGTTCCGCTGGGGCGGAGGAGACAATTGCAGCGCTTACCCACGTGAAGCATGGTCGCTGGACTTACCACTGCATCAAAACGAGCTAAGCCACACAGGCCCGCGTGGCAACATCGACGCGCACGCGCGCTGTGCATCGCTGGTTAGCCGATGAATGACCGCAGCGACACCCGACAACGCTTGGTCGAGTTGCGTCACCAGCTTGTCGCCGACCTCGGCTGCCAGGTGGACGGTGGCACCCTTGCCCTGCTGGGGAACGTGCAGGGCGCGCTGGTGGCGATCGACGCATTGCCCGGCAGCGATGAGGTCGCGCCGGCCGACCGCGTGGTGATCGCCGACGATGGCGAGAGGATCACGCTCACGCTGTATCGGGAGGCCGAGGCTGTTGCGGTGGTGCTCGACCCTGCCCGCGCAATCCGGCTAGCGGGCGAATTGACTGCGGCAGTGGCGAGGCGGCTGGGGAGTTTCGGTTCAGCTCCAGCACCAGACCGCCACGAGCCAAGCGAACGCCGCGATGGTCGAGCCGAGTAGGAGACTCAGTGTGCACATGGCCCCTCCGAAAAAAAAGCCGGGCGGAGTTGACCGCAATTGCGTGACGAGATTGAGACTCCCCCGCGTGGCTGGAAATTCCACCAACCCCCCGGAACAGCATGGCAACAAATTAAGGATGTCATTATTCTGAAGAATGTTGACAGAGACGGGTTGAATTGCTAGGATTTCCGGGCGTTCAGGAGACCGCCCATGACCAAGGCATTCGGGTACATGCGCACCAGCTCGGCGGCCAATGTTGGCGAGGACAAGGATTCGGAAACACGCCAGCGGCTCGCCATCCAGGGCTATGCCGACGCCAACGGCATCGAGATCGCCGGCTGGTTCTATGACGCCAAGGTCAAGGGCGCCGACCGCATCGAGAGCAGGCCGGGCTTTGCCGACATGCTCGCGACGATAGCCGGCAATGGCGTTCGGACGATCATCGTCGAGACGGCCAACCGTTTCGCCCGTGACCTGATCGTGCAGGAAACCGGCTACAGCTATCTGCGCGACCTCGGCTACACCCTGATCGCCGCCGACGACCCGGACAGCTTCACCGAGGAAACCCCGACAAGGACCTTGATCCGGCAAATTCTCGGCGCCGTGAGCCAATTCGAGAAGGCCAGCATCGTTGCCAAGCTGCGGGGCGCCCGTGAGCGCAAGCGGGCGAGGGAGGGCCGCTGCGAGGGGCGGAAACCCGCTCCGGAGGCTGCCCGCGGGCTTGCCGCCGCTCTGCGCTCCGATGGCTTGGCGCTTCGGGAGATCGCGTCTCGCTTGGCCGCTGCCGGCTATTGCAGCCCTTCCGGCAACCACTATGGCCCGCAGTCGGTTAAGGCGATGCTTCGGGGGTAGGGCGCACGTTCATGACCATCAGGTATCCAGAGAGCGAGGGTGCGCGCCGGGCCTTGCACACGTTCATGCTCGCCAGCGCGGACATCGAATGCCGCGACGCCATCGAGCAGTCGGAATTCATCGAGGGAGTGGAATACTTTCTAGCGATGTTCCGGCCGCCGAAGTCGAAGCGCCGCGGTGGTCGCCCCGTATCGCAACGGGTTCAGGAGCAGCACGAGCTGGTGCGCGAATTCACCAATTTGCAGCCGGGCAAGCAAAGCAAGCGCATTCGGCTGGCCCGGGTGAAATTTGAGCGCTACGCCGCGGAAGGTTGGCCCCATGAGCACGACAAGCCGGAAAACACCGGCAATCCAGAGCGCGACTTGCTGCGGAAGATGATGCGGACCGGCGTAAAGCTTCCGAGTGCCCGCTGGCATAGGGAAATCCTGAAGCAGCGCCGCGCGAAAAAAGTGGGAAGTTAATTCTAAAAACTTCCCAAACCGCTCCCGATCCTTTGTCTCGGACAAGTTTCGGAGCGTTCTGCTCATGCCTTCTGTCGAGCTTACCGATAACCTCACGCTGGTTGTGAAGGGCGGAGCGGTGCAGCTCTCGCCTACCCAGTCCTTCCGACTGGCGCAGCGTCTATTGCAGGGCGCGACGCGCTCGATCGTCCGCACCGAAGCGGCTGAGGCGGCGAACGATGCGTCGGTAAGGTGCCCTGCGCCGGGGGCTTCGTAATGACCGACACTCTGCGCGCCGCGAGCTATCTGGCTCCGGTCGAGAAGCTCGATATCAACCTCTCTCAGCCAGCGCGCACTGGCCCGGCACTGTCATCGACCTCCGACTCGCCGGTGATCGAGCAACCGCCCCCGGCGCCGGTTCCTGTAGCACCGGATAAGCTGTCAGACGGCCTTGCGCGCTTGGATCGAGCCACCGCTGTAGGCGATCAGCAGGCAGCCGCCGCCGCCGTCCGCGAGATCGGCACGCAATGGGAGGCGCAGCTCGCGAAGGCCGGCCCCGAAGTCAGGGCGACGATCAACAATCCGTCATTGCAGATTACTCACGCGATGGGCGCGGCGTTGTTGGGCAGCGGTAGTGCCGTTCGGTCGCGCGCTATCTCGGCGAAAACCCAACCGAAGCGGCCCGGATCGCGAAACTCGCCCCAAGTCTGCAATCGGTCGAAATCGGCAAGCTCGCGGCAACCATTGGCCGCTTCGCCGGGGCGAAGCGGGACGAGGATGCCGAGGACAACGACACCTACCTGCGACGCCGTAGCGCGGAGATCGCCGAAGCGCGCCGCCCGCATGGCTCGACGAGATCAACGAAAGCCGAGACGCCGCGGCAGGCAACTCCCGCTCGGCCGAGACGCGAGGAATCGATGGAAAGCTACTTGGTGCGCCGCCAAGCGGAACTCGGGTCAAAGCGGATTTGGTGACGGGAGAAATCGATGAGCGAAACTGGTTTTCACGAATACCCGGTGATGCTCCAGCATCCCGATCGGCCGGCCGTGGTGGCAGCCACCGAAGCCGACGAGAAGCGGTTTCGGGAGCAGGGTTATGAGCGGCGTGGCCGAAGCGATCCTGACGGTTATGCCCAATCGCGGAACGGTGCGCCTGGCGGTTACCAACCGCAGCAATTTCCGATGTGGCTGACGCTCGGAAACGGTGAGCGGATGATCGTGAACGATGAGCGGGAATTGAAGCTGGCAAAGGCCGGCAAAATTCAGGCACCGCCGGAATATCCGATGACAATCTCGATTTCCGGCGGCTTGCAACAGGTCACCGTGCATAGCCGCGAGGAGCACGAAAGGTTGGTCGGCCCACTCGATACCCCGGCGCCGCCGCCCGCGGCCGCATGACGACGCCAGCGCATTTCCCGGTGTGGTTATCGAAGCCGGGCGCGCCCGACATGCTGGTGCTCGATGCTGGCGCGTTCAACAACGCGCTGGCGAGCGGGTACACCTACGGCTCGTCGAGCACGGCAGCGCCGACCACGACCACACCTAGCACGACAAAACCTAGCTCGACCGGGGTGACGGTGATGGAAGTGGAAGTGTCGCATAGCCCGGCGCAGGTGACCCTGACCTTCGACCAGATTTCGCACGGGGCGCGGCGCTGAGATGCCCTACGGCAGCGATCCAACGACTCCTCCGGCGACGCCGCGGTGGAATGATTACCCGCTGGTCAAGGACGATGATCTGCCGCCGCTTGTTCCGCTGACTCAGGCCGACGCCGCCGCTCGGTCGATGGGTTGGGAGGTCGTCTCGCAAATGCCCGTGAGCCGGTGGCAAAACGCGCCATTGGCTGACAAGACGCCCGTTGTCTCGGTTCCGAAGGGCGAGGCGAAAAACCTTTCCGACGCGAAGCCGGGCGGGATCTACGTCACCGTTCCCGCCGGGACGCATCAAGGAACAGCGCCGGCCTCCGGAACAGAATTACCGCCCGAGGCGGATCTTCTCTACAACAAGGTCCGGCGTGCCGAAGGCACTGCTGACAATCCATGGAAAGTCTACGGCGGTGATCCCTTTGCGCCCGGCAGAGAGCATCCCGGGGAGGCCGCGCGCAGGGTTGATCCGAAGACTGGCAAGGTGACGCATGCCGCTGGTCCGGGGCAGTGGGAACCGGACACATGGAACGGCCTCAAGCCGGATTTTCAGGCAAGGTTTGGCCGCAATCCGGATTTTTCGAGCGACGACGATCAACGCGCAATGACCTGGCTCAACGCCAGTAAGGTCTATCCCGGCGGCGAGGCCCGGCTCCGCGAGGATCTAAAATCCGGCAAACTGAACACAGAATCGCTCGCGTACCAGTGGACGGGATTCGGCGCGAAAGATTACGGCGGGCCTTGGAACGTCATTGGCGCGGGCAAGTGGCAGGTATCGACCGACGCGCTCCGGCATGGGACCTCGATACCGGATGCTGCCGTGCAATGGCTCGACCCGCTCGACTACCTCGCCATGTTGCCACCGCTGGAGGGCGACGCGGCCAACCGGGCAAAGCGGACCTCGTTGCAGCGCAGCGTCAATGCGGGTGAAGAGATTCAGGATTTGCCGTCGCTCGACGTGAAGCGCGAGGGGAACAAGTTCAAGGTCATCGACTACGACGGCCGCAATCGGGCCGAATTGGCTCTGAAAGAGGGCGTTGGGCTCATTCCAGTTGTTATCCGGGGCGTCGGGAAGGGCGACAAGCCATCGGAGATCGAGGGGCTGAGCGGCAAGACGTTCCCCTACGATTTTAAGCCGGTGATCTACACGCCGCCACCGCCGCCCCCCCGGAAGTGGTGGGAGAAGGTTGGCAGCGGCATCGGCACTGGGATCGTCGATCCGGCAATCGGTGCGGCCCAGATAGGCGCCCGCATCGAGCAAATGCCGGGAGCGGGCATACCGGAGCAGCCGCTTGCGCCTCAGCCTCCTGATCGCACGGCCGAGGTTGATAGGACTATTCAGGATCGCGAGGCCGCATACCAGGCGCAGCGACGCTCAGAAGGCGATACCGGCGTAGATTGGGGCCGCCTTCTCGGCAATGTGATCGGCACGGCTCCGCTGGCTGTTTTGCCCGGCGCTGGTGCAATTGGTGCTGGCGGTAATGCTCTGGCGCGTATCGGTGGTGCGGCTCTTGGTGGTGCCTTAGCGGGTGGTGCGGGCGCGGCGGTATCCCCCGTCACGACACCGGGCAATTTTGCCGCCCAGAAGACGGGGCAGATCGGCGAGGGGATGGTACTCGGCGGCGCCCTCGGTGGCGGTGGTTCGGCATTGGCGACTGTTGGCGGCGCCGGGGTCAACGCTCTGCGCAGCGTCGTCTCTCCGACCACAGTGACGCAGGCCGCGGCCCGCCTGTTTGGAGAGAACGCGGACAGGCTGACCCCCGAGTTCCTGGCCGGCATCCGTAGCCGTACCGGCGCCACGCTGGAGCGCATCGAGAAGGGTCACGACATCGACATTGGGCGCGACACGCGATTGCTGGCCGATCTCGATGCCGTCAAGGGCGAGGCGCGCGATCTTCTCGGTGACGAGCATTACGGCGGCGCGGCCGCTCCGATCGTGCGGGCGATCGACGGCATTCTCTCCCGCGCGTCGGAAGAAGGTGTGATTTCCGGCAAATCCGCCGCCACGCTGTGGCATTGGGGCAGCCCGTTGGATCGGCTGACCGATAGCGCCAACCGCGATGTCGCGGGGTTAGCGCAGCGGGCGCAGACCGCAATTCGCGGGGCATTGAACCGCCAGTTGCCGCCCGACGAGGCCGCTCTCTACAGCGCCGCGCGGCATCAATGGCGGGATCTTCGGATAGTCGAGAAAACTTTGAAGCCGGGTGAAACGCAGCTCAACCCGCAGCGGTTTGTCGCCCGGATATACAAGAAGTTTCCGGGTCAGGCATCGCAGCCTGGCGGTCCTGCCATTCTCCAGCTTGGGCGCGCGATCGGCGAGACATGGCCGGGCTCGTTCAATGACAGTCTCGGCGCAGCGGTGGTGAACCACTTGTCGCGCAGGATTGTCGGCCACGCGCTCGGCGCGGGCGTCGGGTTTGCTGCTGGTGGCCCGGTTGGTGGTGTCGCCGGAACCGTGGCAGGTCACCTCGCGCTCAACGCGCTCGCCCGGCTTCGCATGGCCTCACCAAACGCATTGCGGGCATTGCGGCCGCCTCCGGCAGTACCGCCGAATACCAACGCTCTGCTCGCGCTCGCCCGCGCGGCTCAACAAGCGCCAGCCGTGGCGGCGCCAGCGCTCAGTTATGAGATTGCCCGGTGAGAGGGCGGCACTACCACGAATACAAGTTCTGGGCGCCTTTGATGGGCGTTGAGGCGGCGCGGCTGTCGATGGTCGGCGGGGACAAAGCTGTTGAGATCCACGGCGAGGGTGCGAGGACGGCCGAGTGGTACGCAAGAGACGCCCGGACCGCGGCGCTTGATGCCATCGAGGAGGCCATCGCTGATGGCGAGCCGCCGGGCGAAGTTATGGTGCCGGAAGGCGTGGAATGAGCACGAAAAACCCGTGCATCTACAAGCCCGAGACCGGCGAGAAGCTGGCGAAGCTGGTTGCCGATGGCGTGCCGCTCGCCGAGGCCTGCAAACAAGTTGGTGTTGCCCGGGCCGCACCATACGAATGGCTGACGACATCGGAAGAATGGGCGCTGCTTTATGCCCGCGCCCGCGAGATGCTGGCGCACAAATACGCAGCCGAGGTCGTGACGATCGCGGACGACCAGGAACTCCCGCCCGACTCCCGCCGGGTCATGTGCGACAGCCGGAAATGGGCGGCGGCCAAGCTCTTGCCGAAAGTCTACAACGATCGGCTGGTAGTTGCTGGCGACGATGGCAGCCCGATCCGCGTCAATGTGGTCAATTATGCCAACGCGGTCACTATCGAGCACGAGCCGCTAATTCCAGCCCCGCAGAAGCAGCTCGGCCCGCAGGCGCCGAATGGTAGAGCGGCTGATGCCTAACATCACTATCCCGCACCATTTCACGCCTCGACCGTACCAGCTGCCGATCCTCAGCGCCTTGGATGCCGGGGTGACGCGCGCCGTGGCGGTGTGGCACCGAAGATCTGGCAAGGAAAAGACGTTCGTGAACTTCACGGCCAAGCGCGCCTGCCAGCGGATCGGAACCTATTTTTACCTGTTCCCGAATTACACGCAGGCCAAAAAGGCGGTGTGGGATGGCCGCGACCGAGAGGGCTTTCCCTTCCTTGGTCACTTCCCGGCGGCGATCCTGGCCGGGAAGAACGAGAGCGAGATGAAGCTCACGCTGACGAACGGCTCGATCATCCAGTTCGTCGGCAGCGACAACATCGACTCGCTGATGTCAACAAACCCGATCGGCGTCGTCTTTGCCGAATATGCTCTCCAGGATCCCCGGGCGTGGGATTACATCAGACCGATCCTGCGGGAGAACGGTGGCTGGGCGGTTTTCGATTACACCCCGAGGGGCAAAAATCACGGATACGAGCTGTTCAACCTCGCGAGCAAGTTGGTCGAGGACGGCGATCCTTCGTGGTTCGTCGAGCGGCTGACGATCGAGGATACCGGCGTTCTGTCGGCGGCGGACATTGAGGCCGAGCGCCGCGAGGGGATGGACGAGGAGCTGGTTCAGCAGGAGTATTTTTGCAGCTTCGAGGGTGCGCAGCAGGGCTCCTATTACGGCCGGGCCATGAACCAGGCCGAGGTCGAAGGCCGCATCTGCCGGGTGCCGTATCAGGCGGAAATAGCGGTCGAGACGTGGTGGGATCTGGGTATCGACGATGCGACCGCCATCTGGTTTACGCAGACTGTGGGCCGGGAAATCCATGTCATCGACTACTACGAACAAAGCGGCGAGGGCCTGCCGCATTACGCCAAGGTGCTGCAAGAGCGCGCTTATGTGTACGGCCAGCACCACGCACCCCACGACATCAAGGTCCGCGAACTAGGATCCGGCAAATCGCGGCTGGAAACCGCGGCCGGCCTCGGCATTAAATTCGAGATTGTGCCGAGCATCGGGCTCGCGGACGGAGGCGGCACGGGCGTTCATCCCGCGATGCTGGTTCGACCGGGAG